TAATATAAATCCATTAGAATCAATATCAATAACATAATTAGGTATAATATTATACCCTTTATCATTTAAATAACGCCATTGTATTATTTTATTATAAAGATAACTATCTTTTTCTAATTTCATTATAAACTCCTGTTATATAAAAAATTGTTTAGGCCTATAATTATTTCTTTAGTCTTCCATAAGAATAACCTTTTAATTCTGCTTCTTCCTTCGAGGCTAAAAAATTTTTTACACCATTATTCCAGGCCATTTTTCCCTTATTAGGACTAGGTTTTTTTACTTCTGAAACAGGCTGTGGGGCCAATGATGTTTTAAATCTGGCAGAATATAGTGCCAATAATTCTTCATTTGTTAATTCTGTTGTTTTATTTGGAGTTTCAATATTTTCTACAACATTGTTAGAAGCAACAACAGGATCGGGTAGTATGCCAGGGTAGGCATCCTGAAACAATTTATAATCAAGACCAGGATAAGGAAGATATTTATCCTTGACTGCAATAAGCAATTCTGCATCTTCTGGATGTATAGATTCTAAAAGTTGAACAAAAAGATTTTCTCTTCTTTTTTGATCCAGATCATCATTTCCGCCTTTACAAAAAATATAAAGTTTCTTATATTCTCTATATAATTTTGAATCTACATCGGCATCCTTTACCATGGGCGAAAAGAAAATTTGGCCTTTTGGTAAAAGCCATTCTACACCAGGATGTAAAGCACCCTGAATAATATATCTTAGAGGTTCATTATAGACCGTTCTAAGATATCTAATCTGATCATCTCTTGTATGCGTATTTTTAATATCTGATGCTGTTCTAAGTAATAATGAAATTCTAACTGGCTGAGCCAAATTTTTCTCCTTTAAAAATCTTGTATATCGGTTAATAAATTTGATAAATTGTGTTCTATAAAATAATTCATCAAATTCTTCTTTTTTTTATTTATTTGCGATTCATATGATTCTAATATTTTTTCCTGAATAATATCAGGAGTTTGTGTTAAATCAATCAATTTTTTATTTAAATCGAATCTTTCTTTCAATTCATCTGGAATTTTCTTCTCTTCCCACCATAAATCTATTTTCTTTTGATGGGCAGGCTTTTGTCTGATACTCAAAGCAATAGAATCTAAAGGAGAAAAAATATTAGGAATGCTATCGCCTGCATCTCCTTTTATAATTTTTTCAAATAAATCTTTTGAGGGATTTTCAGAATAATAAAACTTTTTATCTACGGAACTATATTGTGAAACATTTGGATATTTTTGTAACTGGACGAAATCTTTGTCTCTGGATAAAATTAGAATTTTGTCATCTTTAGAAAACTTTCTTACCAGGACACCTATTATATCATCTGATTCTGCACCGTCAACTTCTATAATTGGATATGAAAAATTATCTGCAATTTCTTGCTTTATTTTTCTCATATATTTATACATTTCTGTCCAATTTATAAGTGATTCTTCTCTGCTTTTTTTTCTTCCAATCTTATAATAAGGGAATATATCTTTCCTCCAATAATTATTTGAATCACAAGAAATAATTAGATTTCCTTCTTGTTTATATTTTAAAATAATATGATGGATGGATTTTAAAATCATATGACGAATTAAATCTTCATTTATTTCTACAGTATCATTGCTATAAAGATACTGCATTATATTGGCCACCATCGTTCCAGAAAAATCTAATAATTTCAATATCCACCAATTCCTTGTGCGCCTTCATTAAGACATGCTATCACCGTCTTATCAAGCATTTTATGAATAACTGTTGATCCTTTTTCATTCTCTTTATTAAGTTCATAAACCAGTTCTTTTGCAAATAAATTTACATCTTCAATAAAAAAAGAATGCTGTTGAAATCCCATTGCATCATCAAATGCAACCATTGCAGCGTCTTTTAATGCTGCAATAGGTATTCTTAAAACAATTTCATCATTTTCTATTTTTATCATTTGTAAGGTCCTCCATAAACAAGATCATCTGGATCATATGTTTTTTGTTGTTCTTCAATCTTTTTAGATTTTCTTTCCATCATATTATTATATTCAAAGACAAAATCATGTACCCAACTTTGAAGATCATAATAAGTATTTTCATCACGTTCTAAAAGTCTAATAATAGCCGGAATATAGTCTTTTATATTTTTTGCTCTTTTAGATTGAATTTCAATAATTTCATGACCATTTTCAAATTTTACTTTAAATTTAGACATTTTTTCCTTTTGGTTCAAAAAATTTTCCTTCTTTTCCACACAAATGATCAAAATCTCTCATTACTACACAATATAAGTTTGTTTCATTTTTTATTCCTGAAACAGGGTTAGTACATTTTTTAGTTGATTTTTCATGACTACATTTCATATAATCATAATTAAATAATATTTTATCTAAAATACTTGTTCTATAAGAATATTTACAATCTTTACAAATATTCATTTTCATGTCTTATAACTAAACAAAACATCTTGTTTTTCAAATTCTCTGGGAAGAGATACGATCTGTTTTAAAAGTTCTTCCCATTGTATTTTTCTATAATTCCAGTTATGAATTTGATCTACATATGCTTTTTGATTTTGTAATTTTATTTGAATGCTGCTATCATTTTTAATAAAATTTTGAATTGCTATTTCGAGGATAGACTGAAATGTTGCACAATGCTTGGTTAAATCTTCCTGATAATGATATTGATATGTCCAATTTCCAGAAGTTTCGTATAATGCTCCTAAATTGGAATGGACGCAAATCAAACCCGCTGACATAGCCTCTATAAGGCATAAACAGGAAGTTTCTTGCCAGATTGAAGGATATGCAAATATATGCGAATTTCTTAAAGCTTCTCTGACAACATCATTTGGTTGAGAACCATGATAATTAATATTGGGATGATTTCTGCAAAAATCAAATAATGTTTCAAATTCTTTATCTCTTTGATCCCAGCCATAAAGTTTAAAAGAAGAAAAAACATCTAATTCTAAATTAGGATATTTTTCTAACAGATTTGGAAAGACAGAAAGCAGAACATTTAACCCTCTGTGCGGAGTAGAAGTATAAATAAGTTTTATTTTATCTGTTGGTTTATTAAAATTTACATCGTTTATAGGGATGATAGAATTCTCTATTACAATACATCTCGACCAGGGAATTTTATAATAATTAATGAAATTTTGCATCTGCCAATTAGATACAAAGACAAGAATATGAAATTTTTTCCATCCTTCATTTTTTAAATAATCAGCAGCAGGATCACCGGGTAGATCATGATGATATGAAATTCTTATTTTATTTTCATCTAATTCTTCATTTTTTATTCTGCCAGGAATAATTTGAAAATTGCTTAAAAGTTCTGATGGCAAAGAAGAATATAAATTTTCCATCATAATTTCAGTTCCGCCTTGAGCCTTCAATATATTTCCTCTTCTTCTAAATGTGGTGATGTTTCAATATGAACAATAGACTTAAACCCTTCATCAATCGTAGGAATTTCAAAAGATTTTGCCATGTTTTTTACAATATGTTCAGGAATTGTTTTCCCTGGACGATTTTGAAGTCTATATCCATGACAAATATCATTTTCGCATGTGACATAAACACAAACTTTAATATAAGAATCTGGTATCATATCCAGAATTTTCTTGCGAGATTTTTTAGAAAGATTAGTACGATCTATAACCATACTTTGATTATTTTCAACAGATTCTTTAATAGAAACAAAGAATTTTTTGGTAGCTTCTCCTATACAATCTTCAAAACATTCATTGTAAGTCATGCCATATTTATCGGCATATTCCTGGATAATGTCATCCGTAGACAAAATCTTAATAGATTGATCAAAAATATTTTCTTTGATCCATGTAGACTTTCCGCTTCCAGGCAGACCGACCATAATATGACAATATTTAAACATTATTTATCTCCAAATTTTCATTATTATATAACAAATTAAATTATATGTCAACAAAGATTTTATAGACAAACAAACCCTTTTTTATTATCTTCAGTATAATAAACTTTTTTTATACCGAAAGAAAAAAGTGCTCTAGCACAACCTTCGCACGGCTTGGCCATTCCAGAAATGTATTTTCCTTTCGGCTTATCCTTTTTTATCCTAGAAATATAAATCGAGCATTTTTTCAAATCATCCAAAGAAATATATCGCAATGCGTTTTTAATTGCATCTATTTCAGAATGCAAAAATATACAATCATCATTTTTTCCAAATCTTTTTTGAAAAGGATGGGTTTTTTTAGAATTAACACCAAATGAAACGAGTTTGTTTCTTTTAAAAATAGCAGCAGCCATCTGAGCATTTGCAGTTTTTTCAACGGTTTGTGCCAACTTAAAAAGCACATCATAAATTTCGCTATGATTTATCATTATAAAATCTCCTTGATTTAACACTATCAAAGAAAATTTATCGTGTCAATAAAACTTTTTTAATTTCAACTCGTTTATTAAAAAAAATTGGCTCCTGGTATGGGTAACGATCCCACCTAATCATTGCTTAACAGGCAAGTCCTTGCACCATGCTTGGATTCCCAGGAATAATTACTAACTATTTTTATATTTAATACTTATATTTATTTCTAAATTTGGATTATATGGCATAAATTCACTAAAATCTGCATTTTACATAATATCCAAAGCTGACATGTATAAATCTAAAATTTCTTGTTCTTCTTTTCTCTTATCCTTATCTTGTTTTCTGATTTTAATTATCATTTTAACTATTTTCTTATCAAAGCCTGTTCCGGCCAATTCGGCATAAATATCTTTAATATCATCTTTGATGGCTTCAAGTTCTTCTTCTGCACGTTCAATTCTTTCAATAAAAGCCTTTAAATGTCCAGAATTAATTTCTTCTGATCCTAAAATTTCAACTTCACTCATTTATTTTCTCCTTTAATTCTTCAATTATCCAATAACTATTATATGGCCAAATTGGATTAATATATTTTCTTTTTAAATATTTTTCTAACCAAATATATCTTCCATCATCAAGTTTGATAGGTCTATAGGCAAATTTTATAATACCATTTTCTTCTTTATTATAGGCAATTCCCCATTTCATATTTTATATTCTTTCTTAATCCATTCGTTGAAATTTGTTTCTTTAAAAAGAGAATTCCAAAATTCTTCATTATCTTCAATTTCTGTTGCTTTATATGTTTCTGTAGGTTTATCAGAACGAGCATAAGATTGGGCAGTAGGACGAATAACATATCCGGCCTCGATAGCTAAATCAAGCATACCAGACCATCTTTTAATGCCTTCATCAAAATAAACCATAATAGGGATTTTTGTATCTGCTTTAATAAATCTGGATTTATAAGTGCAAATAGTAAACTGAAAGCCTTTTGTTTCTTTATCTTCTTTATCTTTTTTCTTTGTAATTGTCCAAATTACATTGGAGTTATAAATTGATCCGGTTCCGCCTGTAGGAACGTCCTTGGAAAACATTTCAATAGTTTTATATGTATGATTAACCATAACAGCATAAATATCTTTAGAATTTATTAAAGGCATAATCATACGAAAAACAGATTTCATGGCTTTGGCTCTAGTCATATCTTGTGTATCTTTTTCTTCTAAAGAATCTTTTAATTCTTTAATCGTAGGCATATTACCTAGAGAATCTACAAGAACAAGAACTTTATCATCTCGGCTGATCATATTTAATTGTTTAACAATATCATTTTTGAATTGTTCAAGATTTAAAACAGGGCAATGTATAATATTATCTACATTTACGCCTTGAAAATATGATTCTGGCGTTCCATATTCAGAATCATAAAATAAAACAATCCCTTCTGGAAATTTTGTAAGAAATGCATTCACAAGTTCAATGGCAAATTTTGATTTAAAATGTTGTGATTCGGCTGCAATCTGTATAAGGCCTGGAACCATACCACCAGAAAATGCATCACCAGATAAGGCGATATTTAATGCAGGAATATTTGTTGTTACAATTTCTTTTTCTTCAAAGAGTCTGCTATCACTTAAGACTAAAGCATCTTTAAGAGTGCTATTTTTTAAAAGACGTTCTTTTAAAGTTCCTGTTAAGGCTTTCTTTTCTTTTTTTTCATCTTTAGACAATAAAATTTTCCTTTTTTTTTTTAAAACTTTGCTACTTTTTCATCAAAGTTAAAGGTATCTTTTTCATCAGGCTTTGTCAATGGTTTTTTTTGACTTTCAAACGCAAACTGTGAAGCTATAAGAAGAACAAGAGCTAATGGATCAAAGACAAATACAATGATAGAAATAATCCATCTGACTGTTGATTCAAGTTGAAGTTTGGTAGCGTCACCAAAAAATAAATCAGCAATATAAAGTAAAGGACCAAAATCAGAGGCGACTTTAGCATTTTGATTATCCGCATCTATTTTTTCCTTTATTAAATATTCTTTTGCCTGAATATGTTGATTTTTTTGGTTTGTTAATAAATCTCTCTGTTTTCTTTGTGAATTTGCCTGAGCCAAAGAAGTATTTGCTTTTCCTTGTTCTGTTAATTTTGTTATGGCATTATCTATTTGTGATATTTGATTGTCAAAATCTTTTATCTGAGAATTCTCATTATCTATTTTCGATTGAATAACTTCAGTCTGAGAAATCTGTGTGTTATTTAATATTTCTTGGGAAATATGCGCCTTTGACAAATATCCAAAAATTCCAATAGAATTAATAAACATTAAAATAAAAATGGCTATAATTAAATATGTCCTAATTAAAAAAGGAGCATTCCAATTTTTATGAAGAAATATTACAGCAGTAATTTTTCCTATTTCCAATGCTACACCCATAATTATTACGGGTATTATAGCACCCGGAAATATCGTACACATTCCTGTTATAGAATAGAATGCACTTGTACAAGAAATGCATAAAGCTGCTAAGAGAGTTAATATAGCTATGAATATTATTCAATTCCTTCTAATTTATATTTTTCTCTTAATTCTTTTATATATTCTACTGTTGGAAGTTTTTTTCTTTTTGGCTTCAGATAATTTTCTTTTGCTTCTATAATTTCAGGTTTTGATAAATTTTCTTTTGCAAGATTCTCTTCTAATTTGATAAAATCTACAAAATTTTTAATATCTTCCTTTGGAATTTCTTCTTTCAAATCATCTTCAAATGTAAATTCTATATCTTTCATGGTAACTTCTACGACTTTTTGTGTATCTGGATCAAAAAATGGAATTTTAGAAAGAGAATTAAATCCAGAAGTCATGAACATATACATATTTCCATTTAGAAAATTTTGTTTGACACCAAGCAATAATTCTATACATTTAATATAATTTTCGGTATTATTTTTTGCACGATCTTCTCCTTCAGGAGAATCGCCTATATTTTTAATTGTTGCAATAAGTGCATCAATGATATTTTTTTGTTTATTGTCAATTTCTATATTGAATTTTATTTTTGGTGTTTCGGCTTCAGGAACACCATCTGGCGAAAGAAGAGGATCGGGTCCGTTAATTAACGTATCAATATCCATATTATTGTTCCTCAAAATATTTTTGAATTCTATTGATAAGATCATTTATCTTATTGGCTCTATTTTCCCAATAAAGATATGGTTTTGAAGGATCGTCTTTAAGATGATCTAGGAATGGTAAAATAATTGTTTTTATGCCTAATATATTTTTCTTTAATGAGGCTATATTTTTTTCTAAAATTTCAATTTTTTCAATTTCTTTCT